AAGTACATTGGAGAAGCGCAGTTAGCTCCTCAAGAACTAGAGATTAAAAAGATTGACGCTATAACTAAAAATCTTCAACCGGGGGCTGATGACGATAACGAGTTTTCTAAGAGAATTAAAGTTGCAGAAGTTGCCTTACGCGAAAGAGATTTAGACATTAGAGAAAAACAAGTTCCTGTACAAAATCAACCACAACCTCCCGGAGGTACTATATAATGATGTTAGCTGGAGATTTAAACAAAATTTACACCGAAGTTAATAGAGTAACAGGGGCTCTTTTAGAGCGAATAGAGGCCTTAGAAGAGAGGGTTAGGATACTAGAATTACCAAAACCGTCAAAACCTCAAAAAAAGGTTGACAAAAGCTAAAATCTATGGTACTATAGGTCTATAAGCAAGAAAATAAGAGGTAGCATACATGGACGATACTCCCGAAGAACTAGAAAAGTATTTTTCAACGTACAAAGAGTTTTTTCTTACAGAGGGATGGAAAGTTTTAGAGGGTGAACTTTTAGAAACCGCTAAAACTATAGACTCTGTACAAGACTGTCCCGATTCTTCTGATTTGTTTTATCGAAAAGGGCAGTTAAACATACTTACTTTTCTTTTAAATTTAGAAGAAAGCCTCCTTAAAGCCGAAGATTTGGTAGAAGAGGCTTACAATGAAAGTATTGAATGATTTTAAGTGCCCAGCAGGGCATGAAATAGAACTTTTAGTGCCTAGAGAAACATCCGTAGTTGAATGTAAAGTCTGCGGCCTCCTAAGCACAAAAGTAAGAGCAGTACCCCGGTTCATGTTAGAAAGCTCCTCAGGTTCTTTTCCGGGAGCAACACTAAAATGGGCTAAGGATAGAGAAAAGCGACTCAAAGCAGAGCAGCGTGAGGTTGCCCGACACGGGGAACAATCTTAACATCAAATGTATTCCATAATGGCCTAAGGTCACGGAGAAAAGTTAAATGAGCGCAGAAATCTTGGATCAAGAAGAAGACCTAGTAGAAGTTCAACAAAATACCGAAGAAACCTTAGAACAATCAGCCCCAGACCCCTTGGAAGAACTGAGTGTTCAAGACACGGTAGAGCCTCCCGAATATGAGTTACCTGAGAAGTATAGAGGTAAGTCTATTCAAGACGTTGTAGAAATGCACCAAAGTGCTGAGAGCATGATTGGTAAGCAGAGCTCCGAGGTTGGGGAATTAAGGCAGTTTGTAGACGGCTACATTAAAGGACAACTTAATAATGACCCACAGGCCGTTGAGGAAGCTGAAGAAGAAGAAACAGATTTCTTTGAAGACCCTCAGAAAGCCATAAACAAAGCGATAGAAAATCACCCCTCAGTGATAGCAGCAGAGCGTCAAGCAAGAACTGCTCAAACTCAATCTGCAATGGCACAACTTCAAGAGAAGCATAGTGACATGGCTGAGATTGCAGCCGACCCTGCATTTACAAAGTGGGTTCAATCGTCTAAAGTACGCCAAGAGCTGTACGAAAGAGCCGATAAGAACTACGACACAGACAGTGCTGACGAGTTGTTTAGTAACTTTAAAGCACAAAGAGCTGTAGCCGTACAAACCATAAATGCAGAAAGGCAGTCTAGGAGCAGTCAAGTTAAGGCTGCCTCGACAGGCAGTGCTCAAGGAAGCGCAAACACTAGGGTAGGTGGTAAAGTATATCGTAGATCAGACCTCATTAAACTTATGGTTAGCGACCCTTCTCGTTACGAAGCTCTTTCAGACGAAATTTTAAGAGCATACAGCGAAGGGAGGGTTAAATAACCCCCTATTCTCTAAGGAGAAATTAAAATGGCTACATTTGAACCCGTTACACCACAGGTAACCGCTGCCAAAGCGTCAGGATTTATTCCTGAAATTTGGTCAGACGAAATTAAGGCTAGTTACACCAATAACCTTGTCCTTGCGTCTAAAGTTAAAACAATGTCAATGAAGGGCAAAAAGGGTGACACAATTCATATCCCTATCCCTGATCGTGGCACAGCTTCAGCTAAAGTTGCAGAAACCGCTGTAACGCTGATTGCAGGCCAAACAAGCGATTTGCAAATCAACATTGACCAGCACTTTGAGTATTCCCGCATGATTGAAGACATTGCAGGGACTCAGGCTCTTAGCTCTTTGCGTTCTTTTTACACAGAAGACGCTGGCTTTGCAATGGCTAAGAATGTTGACACCTCGTTGTTTAATTTAGGCGTAGGCCTTAAAGCGGGTAACGCTCTTAGCCTTGACCCAACAGATAAGGCTAACTGGGTAAGCCCTCAGGCGTTTAAAGTAGGAGCGGCTGGAGCTTTGTCTGCTTACAACGGAACAACAGCATCCCTTGCTTTTGATGACGTTTCTTTGCGTGACGGTCTCCAAACGCTTGACGATGCAAACGTACCAATGACTGGTCGTTTCTTTGTTATTCCGCCTGCTCTTGTAAACCAAATTCGCGGCTTAACTCGTTTTAGTTCTAGCGACTTTGTTAACTTTAAGCAGACCTCAACGGGTGAAATTGGTAACCTGTACGGTGTACCTATCTTTGTGTCTACTAACGTGCCTTCTGTTGCAAATACAGGAACAGGTACTCCTAGTGAGCGCATGACTCTCTTGGCTCACAAAGACGCTTACGTTCTTGCCGAGCAAGTAGGTATCCGCACACAGACTCAGTACAAGCAGGAATTTCTGTCTACACTGATGACTGCTGACCGCCTGTACGGGCGTCAAGTGTATCGTGCCGAAGCGGCTGTCGTAATCGCAGTAGCTCCTTAATTAAGAGCTTCTGACACACTAGGCCCCTAGGATTTCTTAGGGGCCTTACTTATTTTAGGAGTTTTTGTATGACAACGCTAGTTACTAAAAACAGTTCAACGGCTTTAGCAGCGCCTGCCGATGGCAGCCTATCTTTAGGTGAGTTGGCTGTAAATGTTGCTGACAAAAAACTCTATGTAGGGGATTCTGCTGGAGACCCCTCTCTCTTAGGTTTTGGTCGATCTCCCTCCGATGTATTTTTAGACAAACCAGAAGGCGAACCCATAGTAATGACTTGGGTTGGCAACAGTAATGTTGGCGGCTTTATGACAAAAGAGCCTGACGTTCCTTTAGTTTATAATCCCAATGTGTATGTTTGGCAAGCACTTGCAAGCGACACACTCGTAACTGACATAAAGTGGCGCGTAGTAGACCACAGCTCTACGCCCTATGGTAACCCTCGTCCAATAGGGGAAGATTCTTCTGGCGTTAATGACGGGCTAAGAATGGTTGGGTACTGTGGAGGCCAAAGAGGTTCCCCCGCAATCGCTGCCGCTGATGCTATGCAAAAAATGTACGGGGGTATTGTTTTTTTAATTATGACTTATCAGAGTGGAGCACCAAGTGCTTTAGTTCATCCCGGCCTTTCCGATGGAAAAGGAGATGTCCTTGCCAATACTGATTCCTTGTACGATATTAGTGGCTCAATAACTCAAAATAACAATATGTGGTTTTGGCACTCAACAGCAGTTAACAACGCTCTTACGTCTATACGCGCAGGGTCTCCTGAGACTACTACTGACGGACTCACTACTCCAGTAATCCCCGCATATTCCAATATAACTTATGTTGACTTTGTAGGCGATACCTTGGGACAAGGAGACGCTCTTTACACATCCAGCCTTTCTGGTTCTGTTTGGACAAACAAAGAAGCTGAAGATAATTATGTAGCCAACATGACAGCTTTTGTACGTGCTGCCGAAGGGACTACGCTAGACCCTAGCCGTACTAGCCCCACTACTAACGGCAATGTAGTTGCAATTTCGGGAGGAGGTTGGGCTAAAAACCAATACACTCACTGGTTCTCTATGGATATGCCAGCGGGTTCTCAGTTATCGGCTGGTGTAGGGCAAGCGTGGCTAGATTTTGACGGACTTGCTTTATACTCTAGAGTAGCCTCTAATTTATACCGAAGCATTGCAGTTCCTGACGGACAGGTAACACCGTATGTCACGGGAAGTTCAGGAGATAGGGTACAGAATGTTTATGGCACAGAGGACGGTATTCATCCTAATACAGTTTCTAATATAGCCATAGGAAAATATGCTACTCAAGTTTGTGTTGAAACTCCTAATTCTGCTCCAAGGTCTGTAGACACAACCCTAAACGCTTTTACTGAAAATGTAGATGGGGCTGGTTTTAATCTAACTGGAGTAGGCGATCTGGGGGCTACAGGTACGTCTACTCTTACTAATTTAATAGCTACCGGTACATCTAAACTTACTGCTGCGTCAGGAACAATTAACAACACTGCCTATACGACAACAGATCAAGCCTTTGTTTTTGCTGACTCTCTAGGGAATTTAAGCCAAGGCCCAAGATCAACTACGGGGGTTATGCAAAACTCAATAACAACTGTTAATGACGGTGTGACAGATGTGTTTACCATTTTAATGGCTACGACAGACACCGAAATGTGGGCAGGCACAATAACGATTGAGTCCCGTGGGCCTTACTTAGGGGCTTCCAACGAATATGGAAGCGTAGTCCACTACAACGTGTGTGTTTCTGTTCTTAGGTTAGGTGGATTTCCTGATGTAATCTCTTCAACTATAAGCGACCCTTACGGAGGCCCAAGTACAGCAACAACCCTTGTTCCTCATGCTACTTTACAAGTAGCCACCGGAGTAGCAACTCAGTTAGTTTTTCAATTGAAAGGCGGCAGCTCAACCGCTGGCACTGTTAATCATAGAGTAACATTCACGTACAACGATATTTCAACGATTTAAAGGGAGCAACGCCTTGAGTAAAACAACGCCATCAAAAGGTAAAGCTAAAGTTAAGATAACGTCTAGCGGTAAAAAAGTTAGTTACGGGCAAGCTGGTAAAGCTAAGGGCGGGGGTGCCAGAGTTAAACCCGGAACGTCTAAAGGTGATTCTTATTGCGCCAGAAGCCTTGGGATAAAAAGGGGCTTGTCTAAAGACAAAGCAAATGACCCTAACACGCCTAACAATCTGTCACGCAAACGCTGGAAGTGTTCTGGCGCCAAATCAACGAGGTAAGTAGATGAGCATCGCAACAGCCATTGTCGGGACTCTAGTACAACCAGTGTCTGACCTCCTGTCTGAGTTTATCGTAGACAAAGACAAGCAGGCAGAAATATCGTACAAGATAGCTACGATGGCGGAGCAGAACGCACACGCGCAAGTGTTAGCACAGCTAGAGATTAACAAAGCTGAGGCTTCTAGCGAATCCCTCTTTAAAGGGGGCTGGCGTCCCGCCTGTGGTTGGCTAACTGTATTTGCACTAGGTATTAACTATGTAGTTATACCGATGGGAGGGCCGATTATAGAGGCTTACACACCTATAAACATGGAACCCCTTGACATGACGGTAATGCTTCCTCTGCTAATGGGTATGCTAGGCCTTACGGGCGCAAGAACACTAGAGAAAACCAAAGGGGTGGCAGCGCGATAAGCGTTAACTTGTTTATGTCTACTAGTCAATTACATAAAACTGTTGAAATTGCAGTGGGGAGCTCTCAACCAGTAGTTTACGGAGTTGCTGCTGGTACTATTTTTGGTCTACAGTTTAACGAGTGGATTATGATAGGGTCTGCTGTTTTACTTATTTTAAATTTAGGTTTATCAGTTAGTCGCATTATTACACTTTTTACAGCAAGAAATAAAAAAACCGATAAAGGGGATTAATATGAAATATATAGTAGCAATATGTTTTTGTGTAGCACTAATAGGTTGTGGAAGCCAAGCCCGTAAAGATTATTACAATGCAGTAGGAACTGCAAGCACAGCTCAAAGTAACACTCAAATAGCGAGGTTTCAAGCCCTTAGCCAATTAGCAGCGGCTAACAAAAATGACTCAGGCGCAGCAGTTGCAGCAGTTATGGCAATTGCAATGATGCGGGAAGATACAGTAAGACCTCAGTATGTAGAAAGCGAAGCTCTTTCCTACACAAAAGCTCTAGCAGCACCGCTTACAGGCGTAGCCGCATTATTAATACAAGCTGACCTTAGCAACAAAACTAATAAGCAAAATAACGAAACAGCCCGAGCTCAGATTAACGCAAACAGCGCAGAGCAACAGGGTTTATTTGATGCTTTTAGTTCTGATGATGGAAGCTCTGATACAACAGATTTAGCAATTAGTGGTATTATTGACGTTAGCACCACGGCCCTTGGAACAGTAGAGACCGTTGTTAAAAACAATAACGGCTTAATAGAAGACCTTTCAAATACGCTGCAACCAATCGTACCTGTAGAAATTGTACCTGTTATCGAAATTACACCTGTAATTAATTCTTCTACACAATAACGTAAGGAATTTTAAATGGCAACTAACCTGAATCAATTAGGAAACAGTTTTTTTAAAGATGTTGATGATTCTGGTTTTAATACAGGCTCTGCTGGGGTAAATCCTGAACGTCCTGTTCAAAATACCCCTGTTTCTGTTACTCCTGAAGGTACTAGCTCTCCCTTAGCAGATTATGTTTCTACGGGTTCTGTTTCACAACCTACAGAAACATATAGAGCAAACCCAGTTTATGGGGGCGGGACTTATGCCGTAGGAGAGGGGCCGTTACTTAGTGCCTCTCAGTCCCCTGAAATTGACAACAGCGAGGTGTGGTGGAGATACAGAAATCTTCCTATTTTTCAACAACCGGGATGGAAAGCACAGGGCCGCTCGTCAAATCAAAATCGTTCGTATGTTAACACTATTACAGGGCAGACTTTAAGTGCTCAGGGCGCTTACGAAGAGTACGCTAAATCACCAAGGGGTATAGAAAATGCCGCCTATAAAGCAAAAGAAAAAAAAGACAAAGAAGAATACACAGCATACCGAACCAGTACGCCCTATGGCGATTTTAGTAACTTTAATCAAAAGCAACTAAACGAGGCTTTGTCAGACCCTGAGTGGGGCTCAACAATAAGAGATATAATTAATGACCCTAGGGGTACCCCTAAAAGTTTAATGGCTTATCAAAATAGCGTGACGTATCCGCAGCTAAATCAAGCAGCTACCCTTCCTTTAAAAGTACAACGATATGACAATAGGGGTGCCTTGTCTCCTTTGGCTAATTCTGGTTTAGACGCCCAAGGTGTAAGAGACTTAAACTCAGGGCTAAACAGCTTAACCCCAGAGCAATGGAATTATATTAGCGAATTACCTCCTGAGAATAACTTAGAAGGTATTTCTCCTGAGTTGTCCTCTTTTGCTGGGTCAGGTTTAAGTGCTCAAGACATAACTGACTTAAACACAGGATTAAACGACTTAACTTACAATGACACCACTGATTTTATTAGAGAATCTTCTGACATTTTTTGGTCTCCTGAAAGAGGAGGGGCCAGAGCTCAACAACTAGAAAAGTTATTATCAACTTCCCGCTTTCAACAGGCTTATACAGAGGGTTTACGGGCTGATCCAAATACAAACCCGCAAGAGTTTTTTAATAGTATTCACACTATGTTTTATTACTCTCCCGAAGAGTTTGCTCTGTGGAGAAACAACCCCGATAACATAGACATGGCTATACGCTTTCATGCTATGGCAGCAACAGGAGAGTTTGGCCCCGCTAATAAAAGCGGAGATGAAGAATGGGATTCAAAAAAACACCAGCAGTTTGCGGATACTTTAGGTTTTAAACTTAGTCAAGATTTGGGCTGGGGAGAAGACGGTAAACAAGACGGCTCAATGATAGCCACTAATTATGACGGCAAAATAAGCAAGGACGTAAACAACCCTAAGTCTGGGGGTGACTTTTGGAAAATAGGTACTCCTGAAAAAATTACAGATGGAGTTCGTAATTGGGTAGTAGATAACCCTGTCGAATCTGCAATTATTGTTGCAGCACTAGCTTTTGCTCCCCAAGTTATTGGAACATTAAGCGCTGCTGGGACAACAGGCACAGGCCTTACTGGTGTGGTTCTTTCTGCTGGTGTTGCTCCTGCGTTTGCCCCTATGGCAGCAGCGGGTTTGTATGCAGCAGGGACTCAATTAGCTACGGGTCTAGCTTCTGGTGAAGACCTTGACGCTGATCTTCTTTTAAACGCTGTTAAAACAGGAGCTATTTCAGCATTAACTTTTGGTGCGGTACAGTGGGGTGCTGGTGAGCTTAGTTCTTTAACTAACGGTGCAATATCTGTTGAGGCAGGATATAGAATAACTGGAGTAGCTTTAGAAACGGCTAAAAACGGAGGGGACGTTGTATCAGCAGTAATTCAAGCAGGGCTAGCAGAAGGCGTTAATTTAGCTAGGGGAGCTGCTAC